AGCAGCAGTATCGCTAGTCGCATTGACAGTGCCACCGCTAATATCGCTGGTCGTCGTGATCGCAACTGGAACGCCGTCGAAAAAATTAGTGAGTGTGATTTTCTTTGTCGCTGACGCGCTGTCATCGACAATAGCCAGCAGATCTGCCGCCGCCTGGGTTGAGAGAGCGGAGAGGTCTGAAATTTTTACATTAGCCATTTTTATTCCTGGATAAGAACGCTGTCGCCGTCCTCTGCTGCGAGGATGTCAACAGCATTTTCTAATAAAATTCCCATATACGGCATCGAGGGTCGAGTTGTGTTGCTCAACCACCCAATACCCATACGCCCAACGCCCTCGCCTTGAGGCATTCCGGTTGATCCTACGCTCATAGCCCACTCTGTAAGAGGCGAAATGTTGCGTGAGACGAGCCCGAAGCGGCAGTTATGTTTAGCCTGACTCCACGAATTGGAACGGTGATATTCCCAACGTTGGATGCCGTCTGGCCAGACACAGAATCCAGCCAAAGTGCCGAAACGTCTGCATCCTGTAAATCGTCCAACGTAAACTCAATGTCGTACGTCGAAGTGCCGTTTCCGCCCCTTTCTAGGGACCACGTAATTTGTGACGTGCCGTCGTGTACATTTAGGGGAACAGGCGTAAAGGCGGTAACCGCTGAGATAACGTGCCGTGATTGGTGAAATACCGGCATGGGTTACTCCTATTGCACGTAGACGATTGAGAGCTTCCCTGAAGCGGCAGAAGCTACGGCACCCGAAACTGCGGTGACTTGCGCCATAATTTTTGCGCCTGCGCCGGAAAGGTTATTCCAAGACGAGCCGGCTGACGTAAACGCGCCGTTTGCCAGGTGGTGCATACCGCCGGCAATATTCGTGTCGAGATTAAACTCTCCGAATAGCGTTTCGTTAGCTGATGTGCCAACACGCACCTTAACGTCTGCTGCCGCCGTTGCAAAAGCGGTATCGACAAAAAAGTAAATGTCCAATATGTCGCTACCGTCTGGAACAACAGCTACAGTCGCGTTGGCGGTACTCGTCTTGCCAAGATCGGCTTGCTGCACGAGTTGCACCTTACCTTGCGTGCCGGAATCACTTCCTGCGGTAAGTGCGCCATTAAAAATGGAGCCGCCGTTAAAGTCAGCGCCTTGTGCGAAGTGGGCAGAGCCAGAAGCGTCGATACGTGCTACCGTCGTTTCTGAAAAAGCCTTTTTAACTTTGACAGGGCCAGTAAATCTAGTCATTTTGTCTCCTTAGCCTAGCTCTGGTTTTTTGTCCTTCTTCGGGACGGGGGCACAAGGCCCCCTATCCCTCCGTCTAGGTCATTTAGTGAAATTACGCGCCGGGGGTGCCAAAAACACCGCGCGGATCAGACCATCCGCTTGAAAAGCGTTCAGTCGTCGCAAATTTCAGGTTTTGAGTATCGAACTCATTATCACGAACAAGTTCAGCGGCCCTGCGGGTAAACCACATAAGGCCATGGGGAACGTCCGTAATGATGAACCACGCATCCGTGTCAGTGAGATACGGGCTAACGATAAGATCCTGAAACAGACCCTTGGTCGTATTGGGATCATTATCAGCCGAACCCACAACGAGATCGGATTCGATAAGCTTCAGTGCCGTATGGTTCATGGCGGTTGGCACCACCAAACATTTAGGCATGACGCGAATCTTCAGGCTTTGCTCATCGACAAAATCCATGAGATCCTGAGTTCCGGTCTCAAGGCTGGTTTGGGACAAATCGGCAGCAGTATTAAGCTGATTTCGATAAGTCCCTCCTCCAACCAGAGAGTGAGATGCGTTACAGAGAGAAACGCCGTCAGCGCCCGTGTAAGAGGCGTTGAACGCGCGGTTCAAGTGGTTAAACGCGATTGTCTCCTTGGTCTGCCACAGGGAGCGCGACAGCATGGTGGGGATGTCGTTGATGAACGAATACATGTCATCTTCGTACATCTCCCTCGTTACTATCGAACCTAAAGCATACGTCGAATTGACGAATTCTTCCTGTGGGCCTTCGAAGGGGTCTTCGTAAGGAATCGAAGAACCTTCGTCTTTAACGGCGGCCAGACCCAGGCCGGTAACATTCTGCATCTTTTCAAAACGCTTATCGGAATCACGCATTTCGAAAATCTTGGCGTACAGAGCTTCGTAGTCGTTGTAGCTCTCTCCAAAAATGTCAGCGATACCAGGCCAGAGGAGCTCAGGAAAGGCACCTGTGCCTGTAGTCATATCCTATCTCCTTTAGTTGGTTACGCCAACACGAACATTGGCGCGCTTCCAGTCATGGTCCGAAATCAGAACTTCTATATCCTGATTCAAGGCGAACTCAGAACCGGCAACCCTATCGTTGCCAATAGCGCGTTCGTTTGGACCAATCGCAATAATACGGAAGCGGTGCCCCACCGAAGAAGCGGTGGCGTCCGCAAGACGCAGATGAAAGCCGGAAATACCGGCGGCTGAATTTGCCGAACCAGCCGTTGCGCGGCAGAACTGACCAATCATGGTCTGGGCTGCGGTAGCGTCGGAACTGATAAGGAAGGTGGTGTACGGGTCGTCCGCGACCTCAACAAAACCTGCCGTAGAAGCATCTAAAAACCCACCGCCCGAAGGCTTATCGTGAGTTAGAGGGCGGCCGTTAGAGTCCATAATTCCAACAACGACCCCTAGAATGCCCCGCTCAAGAGCGGAAACACCAGATGTGTCGATTACGCGAACATAGCCGTCATCACCCAATTCCACGGGATCGCCGCGAAAAATCGCTTTCGGGTTGTCCGATTTAACACTATAGCGGCGCGTGCCAATAACGGCGTGGCCGGTCATGTGTCTATACGGAACCAGTCCGCGAGGGTTATTACGTGCCATCTATTACTCCTATTCGATGACAAATTTATCTGTATCGTCAGTTCTGCGGGCAGGCCCAAGATCCTTCTTGGTCTGTTCATAAATCCCGCGTTCTTGACGATGGCTAATGCCTTCGAAATATTTGTCCCTTTCCTTGCCGACGTCTTCTGGCAAGGCCATCAGGACAAGCTCTCGGTGTCGCTTTGCTCCGTCAGACTTATGTTCATCGTCCACAAGCTCACCAGGCAGTCCCGTGACCCTATTCACGAACTGCCAACCTTCCGCCTCTTTCCGCTCGACATTTTCGGGCTCTTCGTTGCAGAAACGATAGCGGTAGCCGGTTTTTTTGTTTCGTACGTCTAGGGTTGACGCGGGACGCCAAGAGTCCCTTTTGTGGGGTTTGCTCATTAGGCCATTCCTAACTTCGTTTTCGATTGAAGGTATCGCTCTTCCGCCTCTTTGGCTGCAAGATGACTATATTGCCTACGCGCGACGTACTTTTCATCGTCGCTAAGTTTTGGCGATGATCCCCTCCTTGCAGGAACATTTGCATCCGGTGCTAAATTAGATGGAACACCGCGAGATGCTTGGTTTTGCTCAACCCCCATAAGGCGGTCAATTTCCTTCATTACCGCGCTTACGCCATAAATATTGGGGTCGTCTAAAACCCCAGCGCCAATGTTGGCCGCTTTAGAATGAAGTGGGTGGCTGGATTGCGTCCAAGGACGTTTTAAGCTCCCGTCTTCGTTAGCCTCGTTTGACCACTGCTGCATTGCGGCAGCGTCCTCTGGCGTAAATGCACTCTGCTGCTCAATTGGTTGCGCCCGCTGTCTACGCGGCTGCTCAGAAGGCTGCGTTTTCAGATCAAGTAGTGTATTATCGATTTCCGCCACCTTGGCGTAATCACCCTCCTCAAAAGCCTCAGCTTTCTGCTGGGTGAGGGAAGCGACTGCGTTGTCGGTCGAACGCTGTACGTCAGATGTCTCTAATTTTTCAAGACGATTCCGTAAATCGCGGTTCTCACTGATTAAAGGCTCGACCAAGCGTTCGTTCTGCTTCATGTTAGAATAAATGCGGTCAAATCTAGCCTTAACTTCAGGTGCCAGTGAATCAAAATCAATAAATTCGGTGCCTTTGGATTCTCCGTTGGATTCCGCCTGCGGGGATTCTTCGGCTGGGGCGTCTTCTGTCTGCTCTTCGCTCATCTTTGCTCCAAAAATAAAAAAACGCCGTAACCCAGTAGGGCACGGCGCTTAAATTGTTATTAATTACAGGTCTAGTCTACGACACAAAGAATGTCGTCTTGGTGTAACGGGTAAAAGTCGTTCCCATCCGGGTCTTTCATCCAATTCCCGGCGTGTGATTTAAACACGACTTGTTTCCCCACCAAATCCTTAACACAATCGTCACATTGAGGGCCAACGGACCTCACAACCCCATATGGCTGTGCATGTGCCTTGGCTGCGTCCTCTGGAATAATGATCGATTTGCTCTCTAGTTTTTGCCTCTCTAGAATGAGGTAGTCCCAAAAAGGTGTCACGCAAATGTCCTAATTAGTTGATCTATCGTTTCTGGCCGAGGTTTTCCCAAAACATCCTGCACATACTGTCTAACGACAGGCGTTAGCGGCACACCCGGCAATGCCTCCCCACTTTGGGGATCTCTGTAAACCTTGTCAACCAGTGATCTAAATATTTCAGTCCCCGGCTCTGTCCTATAGCGGGGATCTCCATAAAGAGCCTCTGTCGCCACCTTGCTAAGTTGTTGAAAATCTGTTCCAGGCAGGTTCATCCAAGAAGGCATATCTGCGGTAAACGGGGAGTATGGCGAAATGGCGGCGGGTTGCATTTGGGGTGCGAAAGCGCCCTCGTCATCGCCGGCCCATCCCATGGGGTCGTCATATGTGTACCCCCCCGCTGGCGTGAGGCCGCCAGGAATTGTGTCCATCAGAGCCATAAGCGCGCCACCGGGGAGAGCGGCATACATCGCCGCCGCAGCCGGGGTTAGGCCCTGTCCAGATTCATAATAAAGCCCCGGACGGCCCATGGCGTCCGTTGTAGTCACTGGACCCGTGTAGGTATAGGCACCTGGGTCGAACTCATCAGGCGAATAGGCCGGCTCATCCACCTCAACATTAGCGCCAGGCTCACTGACATCAAATTCCTCGCCAGCCTGAACACCGCCGTCGTTCGAATCGTCGAAGCCTGGGTCATCAGAAAAGCCGCCCCACCAGTAGGAGTCAATGCCCGTCATGGGGTTTCTTGACCTCCCATTGCGGACCATCTGACGGATGAAGTCATCCCTCATCTTCGGCCCATCGTCGCCTGCGCCGTGGCCGGTCCAATCTGCTTGAGGCAACGTAGTTGACGGGTTGCTCTGCGCCCCGCTATTGAACAATTGAACAAACATTTGCTCTCTAGGATTGAGGGGTTGAGGCCTCGCGCCAGACCCGCTCAAACTTTCCTTCCGCTCCTGAAGAAGGGCCTTCTCCCTTTCGGTAATATGCGCTAGACCACCTCCCTGGCTTGGGTGATCTGGACCCACCCCCTGGTTTTCAAGCATTTTCGCAGCGCCCATGTTTCGAGCCACCTTGGCAGGAACGGAGGGGTTGATGTGCTGGTTCACCATAGACGTAATAAACGCATCAGCCTCGTCCTGTCCGGGGTTATTTTCGTCGAGTTTCTTTGCCGACTGATAGATCTTGCCTATCAAAGAGGGGTCGCCTTTGAGAATATCGCCAAATTGTGCCATTAGAATGTATACTCAAATTGGTCTATAAGTTTTTCGTTTAGTTGCTCTACACGTCTTTTGGTCTGCTCTGTGTAGTAATCTCTGTAATGTACGTGAGGAGAAGAATTCATGTGCGGGATATATAATCTCTTACCCGTCAATTTCAAAATATCACTAGACAATTCCCCCAACTCGTCAATCTTGTAAATTCTGTTAATCGGGTAATTTAACCAGTCCAATTGCCCTACTTTTCCTATGGGCATTCCCGTCTGAGGCGTGTAGTGAGACCAGTCAAATTCGTCCAGGAAATAAGCCAGCCCTCCATTAGCAAGTCGCTCAAATCTGTAGGCCCAATCATCGCCCGTCAAATCCTTCCATCGCTTGTCAAGGACAAGCCACTCAGGGGAATCTTTTAAAAACGAATAAAAGGAAACGGTCCATTCCCAAGGGTTCCTAACAATGGAGAATGAGTAGAACTTATCCCACCTGTTATGGCCGACAATTTCCCTGAATTCCCTTGCCGGAATGTGCATTCTTGGAAAATCAAAGTGATTGTCCCTGGAAATGCTTTTTAAACCCGCCCTTAGAGACATTCCCGCAGTTTTAGGTATGTGTAAAAACAGAAGCCCTAAATCGTGTGCGACAAACATACCGTCTCCATTTGATCCCCCACCACTCAAATAGAGTGAGATCTGGTATCCTTACCCAGTCTATCGTCCGTTCTCCACGGTCATTCACTGAATAAATCCGTCCTGTCTGGCAAGGTCAGGAGGAATTCCTGGATCGTTTTGCGTTCCCACAACCTGGCCACTTCCTCCATCGAGCGCTTGTCCCCCCAATCCCGCCATGGGAACTTCGTCTGTAAGACCTGGAGAACCCATTTGGTTTCCTCCTGGCGAAGCCAGTCCCTGATTATTCCCCGCTGCATTAAATCTCCTATGTGCTTCTATATGAGACTGCAAAAGCATTCGCCCCAAACCAGTCAATCGTCCTTCGTCCATTTGTTGAATGTGGACCTGTAAATGCAAATTGTGGTCTTGATCCTGATGCGCCATTGGAACCATAGGGGCGTCCTGAAGTGCCATCTGGTTTTCCACATTTGGATCGTCCACGCGCCCGATTTGAGAGGCAGGATTCGGCAGACGTGCATCTATATCATCAGCCTCTATCGCCTCTAGGTAGGTTCTGGTTGTGTTATAAATGTGCATGGGCGAGTTCATCACCAACGGGTTTTGCATCAAAAGCCCGTACTCCATTTGAGCTCTTTGAAGCTTTTGTTGCTGGGTCGCCTGCTTGGGGTCTGCAATGGGACGAACTTGAAAGTCGGGCGCGTAGTCCTCACGGGACGCCTGCATCCCCTGCTCGCCCTCTGGAACGTCAAGGGCCGTAAAATATTCCTGCGGGTCCATGTGCTTAAAGTTTAGGCGGTAGATAATTCCCAGTTCGTGAGACCAAGCCTCAAGCAGACCGTCGTAGATATCTGAAAAAACCTCCAACCCTTGTTCGATAAGCGCCATGACGGTAGTCGGCTGCATCACCTTTTCCGTTTGGCCCGTAATGGCTTCCGTGGAAGACCCCAACCTGTCTCCTCGCGCAAGGAGAAGCTGAAGCATCGAAATCAAGGCTTGGCCGGGGCCGGGGAACCTAAACTGAAAAATCCCCTTGGACATTTCGTCCGCCGTTGCCGATATCTTTTTAAATTTACCCAATACCATTTCGACAACGCCGCCTTCAGGGCCGCCGCCGACTTGTTCTGATATAAAGCCAGAATGGTTACCCGCATTAGCAAGCGTTCCCGCATCGGTAATTTGGCGCGTAAGCTTGTTAACGGAAGCATTGATCTGAGCCAATAGGTGGCCCTGCCCCAGACCGTAAAAGCCGTCTGGGTTCTCCATGAAGCAGTAATGAGTGAGGCAGTTCACGGGTGCCAGGTAATCTGGGTCTTCGTCAGTAACAACGTTGCCGAAATTATCGACAGGGTTACCCGCCTCATCCGTCGCCCACCCTATCTGCACTCTAAGGACGTTACCCGATCCTGCATCGACGGTAACCGTGTACGGTTCCGGGTAGCCATCGTCGTCAAGATCGAAATACATGAATTGCTCAAGAACCAAGCCCATGCCGGATTCGGTAACCGCCGGCTGAAACCCCGTAGATTCATCGTGGGCCTCATCTTGGGGCTTTCTGTCGTCGCCCTTTTCGTATGGCTCTATCTGGTCTACAAAATAACCCATGCGCTCAAGTAACTGGGAGCGCTCAATCGTCATGGGTATTCTATGGGTCCACCGGGAAAGCTCCTCGACTTCCCTTGGCCCACTTCCGTACGGAACCACGATATCAAGGGCACGCACGTTATCGACGCGGTTGTTTTTCCTAATCGGGTCGTAGTACGTTTTTGTAAAAAAAGACCCGTGCAATGCGAGCGACCGCAATAAACGCTTTTTGTTGCGCTTATAATTGGGCATCTTGTAGAGAATCTGCCAGCGCATATGCGTGGCTACCCTATTCCCGCGCTGCCTCGAATGGGGGTCAGGCGCACCAATCGGGACTGCGGACAGGAGCTTTCCAGTCGGAAAGATAGCCTTGTAGGAGCGTGCGGAAAATTGGGTGACGGCCTCAGCCAAAACAGGTATCGATTCATTCGATGAGCCGGTCCACGGTGGGTTGACGGGCTTGTCGGTCTGGAAATACATACGCAGCCACTCTGCGTGCATAATCTCCCATTGTTGCCGTGAATCTAAATCGGTTTTATAATTCTCAATAACAAGATCGCCGATTTTTGAGAGTTCATCCGCGCCGTCCTTTCTTTTAAGAAGGTCCGGTACGAGGTTACGAACTTCCGGGTGCTGGTATGTTTCCGGCACTTAACGCATCCTTGTAGCTTGGTAGAATTTCTCTAGTCGCGTTCCAATAGTGGGGTACGATCCCCGGCCCGTATGCCTCAATATGAACGTCCTCCATGTGGTTCATCAGATTTTTAAAATCCTGAACCTGGGCAACTTTTTCAGCATCAGTATGAAATTCGCGGCCCTCCACATTAACCGTCATGTATTGGGTGTTTTTGAATGCGTTTTCCGCGCCCTCTTCGACGGTGTCATAGCAAAGGTCATAGGCAAAAAGTTTGAAACGTCTAAATCCCAAGACCCTAAGAACTGAGATTCCCCGAAGTGCAGTCGAGCATCCCCCCGAAACCATGAATGTGCCCTGGTTGCCCCCGAAATGGTTTCTGAGGGTTTCGTCTTCTCCCGCCCCGACGTGCGCGTGGTAGATCCAGTAGTTGAGGCCATTATTTTTCAGCAACTCCATTGTAGAAGGGTGAGACATGGAAGATACGAAATAAAGAAGCTCCGTGTCTTCCGTATCTACAAAATCAGCGACATGACTTCTCGGGTCTAAAAGGATACAGGCCCAAGGCTTAATCCCGTAAGCCCTCAACGTCCCAACCGCGTGCTTCACCGCGACTACTTTATGATTGGGCTTTTCGGCTAATTCCGCAATTTGCGGAAGGTATTCATGTAGCGACGGGCCTGCCGACACCATGATTATAACCTCATCCATCGACGGGGCACATTTAAGCAAGTACCTGTCGGGATCGGCTAATTCTGCGGTGTATGCTACATGCGCCCGGATGCTATTGTCAGGGACGCAATTTTTTGTCTTAACAAGAAGCTGTTGTCCCTCCAACGTCGCTACCGACTTGTTCCCAGCAAGTTCCCTGTCGGACGCATACCCCGGAGGTAGGTTGTCCAGAGCCTTCCCCTGTTTTCTCAACTCCCCCTTGGCGTGTCTAAGCTTTGTGCCAAGATAGGAATCATCGAAAACGTGCATCCCGGCAATCCCAGAGGAAATATTAAACCACCACCCCCTCCTGAGAGTGTCGAACACAAATGAATCGTGCCACTCCTTTAACCTAAAAAGCTCTCCAGAACTATAGACTTCCCGCATTCCCTGTAGTAATCCGCTCGCTCCCTCGTCCATATTGAAGGACACAAAGCCGCATTCTGAGTGATGCCAGTCCGTTCGTCCAAGGTACGATCCGATAAAGCCTGCGGGGCAGACCTCGTCAAGCCATTCTTCGCTGACGGTAGAAAAGGTTTCAATATCGGCGTCGAGCCAGATCCATACATCTGACTGGTCAAGTCGTTTGGGGTCCGTGAGGGCGAAGACCTTGTGGCAAAATTTCGTGGCGTTGTATCGGTAATCCTTGTCAACCTTGTCTCCATATTCTTTGAGAAAAATAGCGCGGTCACGATCTTGATTTAAATCGTGCCAAACTATCAAGTCGCTATCCTTAGAGGGGAAATCCGTCCCCTCCCAGTAGACGTGGATGGGTATATCCCAGAACTCAATGTACGTGTCAAGGAACTTCTCTCCGTACTGCTCGTAATTGGCCTGGGACATTGTTGTTACAGCGGCGTAGCTCATACCTCAAACCCCACAGCGGGGATCTCGCCTATAATGTTTATATATCGACTCAAATTCTTAGTCGGGGAACGCGGTGATACACCATGGACAGCGTTTAACCCGTT